GCAGTAGAAAACGAGACCTGAACTCCAGAACCACTACCATCAGTAACTAAAGGAATATCACTATAATCTCCTGAAAGATAGTTATTACCATTATTAGTTACAGATCCATTAAACGCTTCAACAACTATGTCAATTAAACCATTAGAACCAGAACCACCTGTTAGGTCAAGACCAGTATATACACCTGGATCATAATTCTGACCTTCATCCTGAATAGTAAGACCAGAATTCAATAGAATTCTTTTTCTAATATAAAGATCTTGGAAAGAGTAAATACCATCTGGTCTATAGTTGATAATATCTTTACCAGCAGCAACAAAACCAATCTCTTGTGATGCTGGTTTGTATAAACCTAAAGTTCCTTCACTAGTGAATGCCAGAGAAGGAGCTGTTTTAGTTCCGTCTCCTAGTTTTAATTCTCCAGTAGCCAGGTCACTACCACCAGCCGAAATATTGAAAATTTGCGTTCCAATATTATTGATCTTCTGCCTTTGAATCTCAAAGGTATCTGTTTTTGCGACGTTAATTGCTGGCATTTCTTAATATCTCTCTAAGAAGATGTTTAATATCAGATAGTTCTTCCTTCAATGTATTTATGTCAGTCCGCATTCCTTTGATTGTATGGGATGCGGTCTTATTAGGAGACGATCGTGTAGTTACAATCGCCCCCGAATCTGGGTCTCGATAAAGACCATCATGACCTTCAACCTTTATCATACCGAAGCAACTACTCTAATATCCTGAATTTTGGGTACATATGCAGGATCATCAGATGACATGGTAACTTTGACACCAAACGAAATAAAGTCATCTAAGTTGTCAACACTATATCTGAACTCTTGATAAGCAGATTGTTCTTCTTTCTGAGCGGAGATAGTATTTTGTGGAGTTGCATTCTCTGGATTGATAGGCATACCAGTATCATTAAATAGAATCCATTCAATATCCTCAAATTTCTTCTGAACAGAAGTTGTTTTTGTTTTGTAGGATAGTTTAATATTTTCAGAATTTGATACGTTTGCAGTAATGATAACATCAATTCCTGATGCTTGAGTCTTAAGAGCAATTTCTTTTGTGGTGTACTTAGCAACAGCAGATGTTTCTTTAGCACTATTTTCAGGAACAAAGTCAACTCCATCAGTAAATCTCATAGATTTAATTTCGTATAACTTTTCATAACCTGCTATCAACCCAGACCAGGAAACAAGATCACCAACTCTAAGAATATCAGATGCTTGATCTGCAACTTGCTGTGCTCTAACAAATGAACCAGATTTGTTATCTGAATTATAGTCAGAATTGACAGGTTCTTTATCATTTTCCAAAATCAATATTTGATTAGGAACATCCCAAGAAGTAACTGTTCCTGCAATTAAATTATCATAATTTGTCGTAGTGGCAGAAGGATTAATTGCTGTCACTAATTGATCAAAATTGAAGTTAGGTCTAATGAGTTGTGGTGCCGCCCCAGAAATTCTAATGGTGTCATTTTCAAAACTTTCACCTGCTTGCGATTGAATGGAGAAGAATAATTGCTCTCCAGATATAAAGTTGCTTTGATTTTTAACCTTGACAAGTATCGTGGAGTTTGATTGATTCCAGAATACAATTTCTCCGCGAGCACCAGATGCCTCAATACCGCTTGCCTCGTAACCAACACCTTCTACTGTTTGTCCAAGACTTACGTCAACACTATTACCAGCGACAACAAATGAATATACTGGGAAGAATTCTACAACTTGCAATCTCTTGCCATATCTTCCTTCCTTTCCTTTGGCATTCTCAACTCTATTAGAAGAAATTTTAATAGAAGAGGTATTTAAATCAATAATTGGAGAAAGATAAGATTTGTTGGATGATAGATTTAATCTGTAAGTAAGACTTCTTTCTAAATCATTCATCAAAACATTAATATCAGAAGCAATTACTTTTTGATTAATAAAGAATTGCTCTTCATTTAGGAAAGTCTTCTCAAAATCTACTGGACCATATGAGTTATAGTTTTCAGTTGAAGAGTCAACAGCAATAACATCTGTTGATTTAACAAAAGTTTCGATGTTTGTAGAAGGAGACTGCAAGTAAGCAATCTGTGCTAATAGTCTTTCATATTTTTTATTAGAAGCAATCAATCCATTTGCGCCGCCACCAGTAATTGTGTCTGCTGCTCTACCAATACCACTGATATTAAATGTGTCAAGACCAGCATTGGAAACTTTAAATAGAGTTGTATTCAAAGAACCTTGAGTGAATCCAGCAGTCGTATCTAAATTTTTAAAGAATACATACGAATTGTTTAAATCAAAACCATGATTTTTATGATTTACTTTAATAATGTTATTGTTATTTTTAAAGAGAGATGATGTTGCATTGGCATTAGCAAATGCATATGTTTCTAGAGGATTCTCGATCATGTTCTCATAACCTTGACTAATAGTTGTGAGATCAATGGATGCAGTATTAGAGATATCAAACTCTGCTCTGTATAGAGTAAATTTAATATCTTCAAATAGATCCTCTACCCAGGAACCAGTATTCTGTGATTTGTAAACAGATCCTAGTGATGGATTTGTGGTAACTGTTGTATTTGTAGCAATTTCAGTTTCACCTAACTTAGATACCCAAATGTTATAGTCTTTAGAATCAGTTTCTACAACTAGAGAATATTCTGTATTGTTTTGCAAGAATACAGGGTAGTCAAACATAAAGTTAGTTGGAGTTACTGATGGGATACCGCCATCCACATCTTCAGCAACACCCATTCTGACAGCAGGTTCTGTGATTTCAATTTCAGTTTCAATAGTAGCACCAGTGTTACCGATACCAGATCCTCTAATAACAACAGAAGGTGGTTCTGTATAACCTCTACCAGAAAGTGTAATTGTAGTGTCATAGATGAGACCATCAGATACTTTAACACTACCAGTAGCGTTACTGCCACCAGGAAGACTTGGAGACTCAATGGTGATAGTTGCAGAATCATAATTAGATCCTGTATTAGTTACTTTCATTACAGAAACAACACCAGAGTCTTTTGCGATACGTGCAGAGATCTCTGTATTGTTTGCGTTATTGAATACTGTAATAGAGTTAAGTTTTAATTCCTCGTTTGCTATGAAAGCAGTACCATTGTTATTAGATAGAACAAAAGTATATACTTGTTCGTTATTTAATTGAATTTCATTATCTTCTGATACAGGAAGTTGGTTATTGTTCTTGTCTAAGATTTTAAGGATAGGACCAGAAGCATTGGTTGTTACACCAATAATATTTTCTTCCTTAATAACAGTTACAGAAGCTGATACATATGCTTTAACATAAGTATATGGTTCCTTGACAATTTCTGTGCCAGGAATAATATTTTTACCTGGTTTTTCTGAATCTACATCGGTAAGGTATACTCTAATAGGAATAGAATCACTCTTCTTAGAAATGTATAGATCTACACCAGTAGCAAACACACCTTCATCATACTCTTCAACTTTAAATGTTTGTGCTAAAGGATTTGGTTTTTGCTCAACTTCGGTATTATTTGTAACCAATTGAGTTCCTTCATTTGCCTTGAAGTATGCTGGTTTCGTGGATACGATGCTAGCAGGATTATCGGGAAGAAGACCTGATGCATAGAACTTAGTTTCTGCAAATGTTTCTACATCTGCTTTGTTGCGGTTCGTTGCACTGGAAGTAAAGCGTAAAGTTTTTTCTCCAGTAGTAATTCTAACTTCTTCAGATGAATCATCATACGATACTGTTTCTGCTTCTCCTGTCCATGCAGCAGATTCTCTAGGTGCTTTACCAGCAGGGATCAAAACAATACCACTAGCATTGCCACTTTCGTCAGTGATGATAGGTGCATTGAAAGTAGATAATGAGTTGCCAGGAATACCAGTAAATCTAATATCAGGAACAACCCATCTGTTAATCTTCTTACCTTCTAAGTATACGTATACTTCAGTTTTTGGTTTAAGTCTACGGATGGTAAATTTAACTGGAATGCTGCGAGCAAAATATTGCAGTGCAGCTGCAACAGACTTACCGCGACTAGTTCTAGAAGAAATACCTTTACCGATCTCATTATTCATCGGACTGATATTAGAAGAACTCGCAACATTTGCTTTGATAACTTCTTCACCAGATATTTCTGTATTGGTTTTTGATAGAGGATTGATATTATAGAAAGATCTTTCGGTGCCAGACCAGGTTACAATAAAGGAATTGTACAGACTTGCGAATGCCACTTCTAGATCTTCTTTAGCAAGGAAGGGTACAAATAGATCCGTATTGTTATCTGTAACTAGAGGAGCAATAGATCTATCGTACCAAGAATCAACATTGGGGTCTACGGATAGATCACCAACATATTGAAGAACAACAAATGGATTTGGATTAATTGTCTTCGTAGCAAAATTATTACCAAGTAATCTACGATTAGTATATGGTAGTGTTAGAACACCTTTATTGTTAACATAACCAGAAACTTCTCTTTGATCATTTCTAGTATTAATTTCCTTGACGAGGAAACTATCTTCACTAACTTGTGGTCTAAGAACAGACTGCTGAGTATCAATAGAACATACATGATCTATTGATTTGATATCTCCTTTATGTGTTTCAAAGTTATCTACATAAAAACCACACTTAAATCTGTCAAGACCAATATCATCGGTAACTTGCATGTTCAGTGTTTGCTGTTCTAAAACACTAAGAGAAGTATAATACTCTAGACGTTCGACACGTTGATTTAATTTTCCAATATCCTTCATCGTGTAACGCTTATTCTCTACAGGAATAATACGGACATCTCTGTAAGAATCTGTAAATGCAGGAATGTAGAGATAGTAGAGTGGAGTAGAATCGCTGATTGTCTCTGGACGTGATGGGTTAAGTGAAGAATTTCCTTTCTTAACAACAAAATTTCCATCAGTATTCAAGAACACACCATCAATTCTATCAAGGTATTGCTCTTTATTATACTTGATAGTAAATTCTAGATTAGAATCATCCGATGGACAATTAGCGGGAATACCAGATACACCAGAGAATGACAAGAAGTCAGATTCTGAAAGGAAAGTTTTATCTTGATATCCAGGAAGTATGTTAGAGTTATCTACTTTAGGTCTGAAATCAATAACATCTTTAAGTGATACTAAACCACTAACAGATGAGTTAAAAGATGGAATGTCTTTCTCAGTTACACCTGCTTCATGCAAATACGAATCGATAGTACAGAAGTCACCTTGTGAGTGCTCGAAGTAATCAAATGCAATTACAAGTTGACCTGTAGGTGCAGTAAGACCTGGTTTTAAAACCAATCTTGCAACATCATAAAATGTATCTCTTTGTCCATTGTCAAATGTATACTTATTAGAAACATCTACTCCGCTAATAAGATTACCTCCAGCATCTACAGTAGGAGGAGAAGAAACAGATCCTTCATAAACATATCTTAATTTGAAGACATCTGAGTAAGAAGTAATTTGAATAGTTTCGCCACCAAGTTCTTGTCCTCTTAGTGGTACTACAGAAGTTCCTCCAGATTGAACAATAATTTGCTTGTTCAGAATAGAAGTTTTGAGTCTTGGTTTTGCTTTAGATACTTCTAAAGTAGCAGTCAACTTCATCTTAGGGAAGTTGTTTTCAGGAAGAGTCCAATCAGGATCACCTGATTGAGGATTTGCAGCTCTTGCTTCTAGAGCAGTACGCAGAGCAGTGATATCACCAAAATGATTTTCAGGGAAATTAATTGTGACACTTCCTGCAGTTAGATTACTATCTGATTGAGCAATAGTTACATATTCAGGATCAACGTAAACTACATCACCTTTCTTAAGAGGACCACCAAACAATTGAAGAGCTCCACTCGAATCAATAGCATGCTCAGCAACACCTGTCTCTAGAACAGTAATCAAGAAGTTCTTATCTGAGAAAGGAGCAAAGCGTTGAGTACCAAATGGAAGTTGAGCAGCAAAAGTTAAGTTTCCACTAGCAGATGCAGCACTCGTAATAAAATCTCTTCTAAAATAATATTTGATTTTAGAGTCTTCTGAAGAATCAATAAGAGTCTTAATCTGCTTGTCGCCAGTTGGGAAAACTAGAGTACCGCTTGGATTTTCAATTATTGGTCTTTGCAGAACAACAGAAGCATTCTCTGCATTTGCCTGCAGAACTCTATCTAGATAGATTCTCGATCTCTTTGTTCCGTCAGGTCTAGTAGCATATTGAACGATGTACTTATATACGGCACCAGTAACGTCCGAGAACTGCACCACGTCGCCTTGAACAAGGTTCTTCGATGCATCACCACCAAATCCATTACACTCGATAAACTTGTACCCTGCAGTGCCTGAGAAGGTAAAGTCAGTTACTGAAAGTGTATTGACATATCCAGTCTTTTCGAGTTCAATATCAGCAGAGAATTTATTGGCATTACCAGAACCAAACTGAGAGAATACAGATTTAATATTCTTTGGAGAATATGTATATACTGTATTTCTGAATAGAACAGGAGTAACAATAGCAGCATTAGTTGGGACAGTACCAGTAAACTCAACAATCGGAGGACGTGAGTATAGAGTGTCTGTAGAATTTCTATCGCTAACATAGATACTATCTAAAGCACCTGCACCAGATCTAACAATAGCAATTGAAGACTCGTCAAAAGTAACACCATCAAGAATAATTCTTGTTCCTGCAGCGTAACTATCTCCCCTAGTAGGAATAATAAAGTGAGAAATTGTATTATCTGTCGCAATCTTAATTGTTTCGCCAGTTTCTGATGTAATTGTTTCACCACCTTTAAACTCGCCAAACACCATAGTAACAAACAACTTGGCGACTGACGAGTAGGTAGCCAATGTACCTCCCTCAATAACAGCAATAGCACCACTTATGGAACCATAAATGTACTTACCAGGATTAAAAGAATCTCCAGTAATTTGTGTTTCTAAAAGAATTCTTGTGAAGAATTGAGGAGCAAAATATGAAAGGTCAAAAATAGAATTGTATTGTTCTAGACCACCAGCAAGTCTACCTTTAGATACAATTTTATCAAGATCTTTATTAAAACCAGAACTAATTTCTTTTAGAGCAATATTTTTTGGTTTAGCAATACCTACGATAGGTGTAATAGTTTCATTATAATCACGCAGATCAAATAGTTCGCTACTATTATCTTCAACATCTGCTTGTGATTTAAATAACTTCCTCAGTTTATTTGATGCTGATGCATCATAATCAATTACAAAAATATCTAGTTCAGATCTATTTCCTTTTACTGTAATTTCAACAAATTGATTTGCACCAGCGGCAGAAATTTCTGGACGGGATACAATTGAGAATGCTAAAACATCTACCTCTCCAAAACTGGTAACCTGACTAGAAGATCTAGTTTTGATAAAATATAATTTTTTAAACGTAGATTTAAAGTTAGCATCAGTCATATCTGCGATGCCAAAACCAGATCCAGCTTCAATCTGACAATAGATTGTCTTGACTCCTTCTTCTACGCCATATCCTTGTCCACGGCGATTGGTAGTCTGCTTGACACCATCATTTGCTTCTGTGTCATTAAGACCGACAGAACCATCATTGTAAGTAGAATTTAAAAATAGTGTAGGATACGATGTTAGTTCAGCACCCTCTGCATTAAGTGGGGTTGTACCATATACGTTACTAATATAGAAGGAAGTCAGACCTGTTGTTTTTAGTGTCTGATTTTCTCTTTTAATTGTATCTCTTGCTTTATCAATTTCGAGATACTTACTCTCTTTATTTTTAACTTCATATCCTTTAATATATGCTTTACCAGAACCAATAGTTCCTAGGAGTTTTGCGGATGCTTGATTTACTGATAGACCATTAACAAGTCCATCAGCATCGGCAGTATAGAATCCTAAGTTATTATCATTTTGATAATACTCTCTAACTTGTAGAGGGAATGGTTCTACAACATAATCACCAGATTCGTCAAAAGTTTTCTTAGCAATTGCTGCTTCTACAAGAGAATAGTCATTTGCTTTAATTTGTTTCTGAATAGTACCACTTTTAATAAGTAGTAGTTGAATAAAATTCTTATCAGTTAGATCATAGTAACCATACTTAACAAGTTCTAGACTAATTTTAAGTCTATGAGCACCAGGAGCAGAGAAATTAGAATAACCCCTTGCATTATCATACAAAGAACTATCTTCCTCAGGTGTAACCAGAGACTCTACAATTTTAAAACCAATTTTGCTGGAAGGTGCATCGTAGTATTTGCTAACAACTAAAAGTTGCTCAGCATTTCTTACAAAATATCCATTAACAAAGTAAATACCTTCTTCTACTTTTATAGCAGAAGCAAATCCCAATGCGGGACTATCAATAAATTGTTCAATACCTGTGTCAGGATCAGTAACACTGATACTGGTAGGAAGAGATACTCCATCAGTTCCGACAACCAATAGAGGAGAATTAACACCACCAATTACTTCTAAAGTCTCACCTTGACGGAATCTCTCTTCGTCACCAGATGCACCAGAGTCTAAGTAATTGACATAAATTGTATCTGATTCTGTATCAGAACCAAATTCTGTAGCAATAACACTTGCAATAACACTAGATGATACACCCTGAATTTTCAGACCGACCAGTTGACTAATGTCATATTTTTGATATACAACGTTTCCTGCTTCGTCACTGATTGCAACCTCAGAAACAGAAGATAGTTTAACGTAATTTAGTTTCGTATTGAACCCGACTTCTCCAGGCACAACAAGATCGCCTTGCTTGAAGACGTTCCTCCCGAATGATTCTAATTGAGTTTGTAATACAGACTGGAGAGTTGTTAGTTCTCTAGTCTGTACCGCAAACCCTGGTCTAAACAAGACCTTATAGAAATTATTCTGAGAATCAAAGTCTTCAAAGTAAGGCGATGCGTTTAAGTTAGTATTTTGAGGCATTGTATATGCACTAACGTCCTGGTTTTCCTAACGTTATTTAGGAGGTCAGAACTCAATTACTAACTTGATGTCTTCAATTTGGTCAGGAGCACGTGTGATGAGTCTTCTGTTCTCAACATAAATGACATCTCCAGAGTTCGCTTCGATCTCAGGATTACCTTGACCATTGGTGAAACTAACACCTAGAAGTGTGACAGCAGTGGTTGTTGTATCAACTGTGCCAGAAGCAAGAGATGAAGTACCAACAACAGCAGCACTAGAATCAAATTCTCTTACAACTCCGTTTTCTGCATGCAAACCAGGGACTTGGATGTACTTAAGAACACCATCAGTGGTAGAACCAGAATCAAGAGTCCAAGAAACTACGGTGCCTTTTGCAGTACCACCAGAAGACAATGCTTGAGTAATTTCTTCATCAGCATTGTAGTCAGCAGTTGCATTTTCGATCTTAACTGCAAACAAACCATTACGGGTGTCGTTAGTTGCGAAATCGGTAGTGCCGTAGTTGTATGGGTCCTTGATAATGCCGATACGACGGAAGTCGTTATCAACGGGGAAGTCGCCAGAACCTTCAGCGTAGGTCAAACGAATGTTCGTCATAACACGCTTAGCGCCGAACTCAGACTCCATGTCTGAACCATGACCGCCTTCGGGGGCAATAATAACTTCCAAAGCACCTGTGCCAGAAACGCCAGTGCGTCCAGTTGTAAGTGCAGAAGTAGTGAATAGACCAGTCTTGATACCACCGACTGTTACGCCGTCAGCAAGGTTGACTGAACCATAAGTATAACCAGCACCTTCTGTTACAATTTTAGCAGACTGGATAACATTAGAAGCAACTACGATTTCTACAACTGCTTCAGTACCGCCAGCAAGTTGACCATCACCATTAATAGGTGCATAGTGGGTTCCATTAGGAAGACCGCCGCCAACTTCTTCTACTAGAACAACGTTTACTGCACCTTCAACCGCAGCAGATTGGACAGCAGCTCTAGTGCTTTCCGATGGTAGGTTGATGGGTAGGAAGTTGGTAGAAAGGAAGCGAAGAACATCATCTGTTGGGATGGTGTACATATACTTCCAAGCATAACCTGCAGTTTCAGAAACTTCTAGGTCAGCACCTTCGGTAAACACATTACCATTATAAGTACCTTGACCAGCAGAAGGAGAGGTCTTGGGTTCGTACTGAGGGTTAGGGGAAGTTCTGCCAGGGAACTCACCATTATAGAGGCACTTGAATACCTCGTAGTTAGAGTTGATTACATAGTACTTAGCAGTTGCTAGAGATGCAGCATTAGTAAGTGCTAGTTTGCCGATCTGACCAGTCGTGGTTGCGGTGTAGTCAGGCTTGTACATGTCGAAACGAGGTTCCGCAGCAAGCGTGTTCCAATCGTAACGAGTAATTACACCACGGGCAAACGAATCGGTGATACGCTTAGCAGCAATAATTTCATCATAAACATCAAATTTTTCCGACTGGTGATCCAGTGGAGTAGGAGGGGTGTCTTCTGTAGCAAAGCGATATACACCTGCTCTTGCTTCTGCTCCTGTATCGGATGCTCCGTTCCAACCTTCAACTACAGAGTTGGGGAGAGGAGTTGAAGATGTACTTGGAGAAACTGAACTAAGGATAAGAGAATTTTCGTATACTGCTACAATGCTTGCCTTGAAAGGTGCATTTGCCCAAGTATACGATCCATTCGTATCGCTAGAAACATAAACAAACTGACCAGCAGTAAATGCTGTTGCGTTTGCGGAGTAAATCTCCAAGTATGAATTCCATGCTTGTGGACGACCCACAAAGAAGTACATTCTAGTTCTGTCGGATCCAGTATCACTACTGCCTTCGGACAGAGACTCTAGAAATTGTTTAGCATTGAAAATTCTAAATTTGTCTGAAATAATTGCAGCCATTTATTTTTTCTCTAGAACGTTGTTGTCTTGATTTATTTATACAATATAGTTTGATCAATCAACAGAATACTGGATGAACTCCGTAGAAGGCGGAATATTCACATTTCCAGACTTAACATAACCAATAAATCCTGTGGCAGTCTTAGATGTATACTCAAAAAGAGTACGCGCACTACCACCAATAAAAAGATGACCAGCACTTCCAAATCTTGTAATGTTAGTTTCTGCTTCAAGAATTGTTTGATTTGACTCATCAGTAGTCAGTACTTGTAGACTATTGATGCTAGAACCAAAAGGTAATGCTTGAGTAGAACCAGCAAAATTGAATTTATTACCTGTCAATGTGAATGAAGAATCTGGTCTTAATTCAAAATCTCTAATTTGAAGAGTAGGAAATTCTCTTGTTAAATCATCAATAACATTATCACCACTGAAAATGTGCTTTTCAAAAGCCGCAAGAGTATGGAAAGCATTACCAGAATCAAACGAATCAAATCCCTCTGGTTTTCTTTGCTTAAAATTTTCTACTTTAATAACTAAAGTATTTCTTTTAAGTACCTCATTATAAGGACTTGCTAATTGTAACTGCGTTTGTGGCATTGATTTTAACGGAGAAGGACACTGGTTTCTAGTACAACTAGTTCTTCAAAGAAGTCTAAGACTCCCATCTCTCTATTTAACGTAATATCTGCAGGTTTATCTTTACCATCAATAACTGGTAGATGGTTGCCAAGAATAGCAACTTCAGTTTCAGTTCCGTGAATAACTGCATATAGAGCAGTTTCAGTACTTAGAATAGAAGCAACTGGAATTGGTGAATTGAGTCCACCTGGATCAGTGCTTGGAGGAATTGCTGCAAATATTTGTAGAGATTGAGAGACTGATGTTTCAACTTGTGAAGTATGTAGATCTAGTGCCTTTTCTGTTACAATAGAAGCATTATTAATAGTTTGAATTGTAGATGCAACGACAGATACACTTTCATCACTCATCAAGACAGAAGACTCAGTTGGAGTTGCTGTAGAAGTGAGCTGTAGAGTTATAACTTGATCATTGTATGTTAGGTATGGAGCAATCTCATATTCAATAACGTCAGTAAGAACCTGCTGAGGAAGTTCAGCACTATTAATAGATTGAATTGTAGATGCAGCAACAGATACACTCTCACTGCTCATCAATACAGAAGATTCAGTTAGTGAGATTACATAATTTTGAATTGCAACAGATACTTCAGTTACAGAAGGCTGAATCTCCTTCTGTAGAGTCATCTTAAGGTTAGTATCTACCTGAACGTCTACAATATCACTGATGGAGTGAATTTGATTCTTAACTTCAATGTTGGATACATCACTCTGTGCAACACTGACGATAGTAGCAATAATGCTTCTAGGACCAGCATCAATAACCCTTACAGAATCTGGGATAGTTCTGATGTATTGACCTGCAGGATGAGCAACTGCTACAGTTCTATCAAGACCTCTAGTAACATTAAGGAATCTATCTTGTAGTTTTCTTTCATATCCAACAATCTCTCTACCAACTTGTAGTTTACCAACGTCTGCAAACAGAGACGTATTATTAACATATAGAGTAGTACCTATTGGAGATAGTGGGGAATCCAACAATGCACCAGTTGCAGATGCAGATTCTTCACGGAAGTATGCAATTGGTGTATTAATAATCTTCTGTAAATTATTAATAATAACGTCAACACCACCAGCAGGACTGATGTTAGTGATACTTGCAATTGGGTTATCAAGTGTAACTGTGATGAGAGTCTCATTAATAAGAAGTTCAGATGCAACTTGATCAATTGCAGTGAATGGATCCCTATTAGTAAAGATAATAGAGTTACCTTCAGGCAACCCTAGTTGATCACCAACTTCTTCTGCCTCAGGTGTAATGATGTTAACAATTTCATCGTTATCAATTGGTGTAACTGAACCAACAATACCAAATGAGATGAGAGAGAAGAGACCAGTAGATTGTCCCTGACCAGAAATAATAATCTCTGTAGCAATGGTAGTTTGCTGTTGTAAACCAATTTGTGTTCCAATCTCAAGTCTATAGTTAGATTGAATAGTTCTATTTGGTTTACGTAGAACGTTATATCCTCGTGTTACAACTGCCCTAGGTGGTTGAGTGTATCCACTACCACCCTCAAGGAGAATAACATCTAAAACTTGTCCTGCAATAGTGAGAACTTCTGCTCTTGCACCACCACCTCTTCCATCGACAGGAATAAATTTAACTTGAGGTGGAACAAAATACTGATATGCTGTTGGTTGTAGTAGAATACCTGTATCAAAAAAGAGTTTTAGATCTCTTCTATTCCACTCAAGGTCACTAAAACCAACACCAGTGACGGCACCACCATCACCAATAGTGCAAGTAACACTAAGACCTTCTCCTCTTACTATATCATTATAGTTAGTAACTTCAATAGGACTATAGTGCTCAAATTTGGCAGTCTGTCCGTTGTTGAAGTTTCTTCCTTTTACTTCTGGTGGGATATACAAAATTTTTCTGTAATCTTTCTCACCATCAATCATAATTTCATCGCCAGGAGCAATGTCAACTAGATTATTATAAAGATTGAAGTATGCATCATCACCTAGTTTAGATCCTTTCAACCAATCAGGAATATCTTGAACAAGAACCCTTTCACCATCAGCATTTTTAGAATATTCCCAATCAATTTTAAAGATAGGATATGCTGAGTTGAAACTTACGAAATCAGTAAAGTCAGTTTGGTCTGTAATGAAGATTCCTTTAATTCTTAGTTCATCATCATCGCTAACTCTTGGATCATAATCATTTGCGGTAAACTTAAGGTTTTCTGCATTGAGAATCTTGATAGTTAGTTGTTCTGCAACAACTCCTGGTTTTGCATTGCCAGTTGCTGTTCCGTCTTCTAGAAGATCAAATCTTACACTATTAAGTTTACCAATGAATACTCTGTTACCATTATCATCAAATGTGAATACATTCTTGGTAACAGAAGGATCAAAAGCAGTAAAGTTTTCCTGCCACTCAATATATTCATCTTTTCCATTAGGATCATCTAATACTTTAGTTAGAACTATACTAACTTCATTTCTAAAAATAATTCTATCATAATCATATGCAGATAAAGTTTTAGGAACTTGTCTACCAAACAAAGAAATAATTTCTACTTTGCTTGCTAAAGATTCTCCAGTACTAGGAATATACTTAATAAGTTTTTCTGTAAACGAAATATTTGGTCCATTCAACTTATAAGTATCAGGTGCTTGTAGAACACCATCAACAAACACTAATGCAAAGTCTGCTTCATTAATATTTTTGACTGTATCAGTTTCTTCATCAAATACAAGATATGGACCCTCACCACGATAAGGAATCAATCTCTCATCAATTCTAAGTCTATCGTAACTACCAACACCATATCCATAGAAATATTCTTTTTGATCTAATTGTTCTGGAGTGTAGTCAATAACATCATAGAAATTTCTTGGTGGTTCAATGAATACAATAATATCTGTTTGGGAATCATTAGCACTCCTTCTAATAGTATATGCGGTATTTACTGCCTGTAAAACACCATTAACAAAAATTAGAAGATTTTCTTTGGTGTCAGTTTTAACAATAGTATCGTCATCCCAACTTAATGCAAACTCTGTAGAAATACCATCAAAACTTCCAGATATATCTTTAATTTTTTTAAGATACTTATCATTAAATGTATCATTTTTAAATTTAAATGATTTACATACAAACTTTGTTGGATCTGTAGTGTAAGTATCATCAAAATTTTCCCCAGTAATAGGATACTGAGGTCCTAAAGGAGCAGATGCAAATGTAATTTGACTTCCACTTATCTCGTATGCTTTTTTTGGTTCTTGTGCAACACCATTTAAAGTAATGAATGTTTCTTGCTCATTATATGGTGAGTATGCTAAATTATTTGCTTTGTCTAAAAGTTGGAAGGTTCTTCTTCCAAGAACATTACCATCACCAATAACACCTAGCGTTGGGTGGTATGCTGGAGAATCTACAGTTACAACTTCAACTTTAACAAACGTTGAAGCATTTTCATAAAAAGTAATAGTATCACCAACTTCAAATCCTGATGCAATCTCAGAAAAGTCAGATTCGTTTGATTGGATAACCGCACCAAATTCAGTATTTGAAGTACCTTGATTACTTGAGAACTCACCAAACTCAGGCATGAAACCAATAGTCATAAGATTGATCTTTGACAGATCAAAATTACCACCTCCACTGGTTACATACTCATCATTTGGGAGAATAGAGTAGTTGTGTAATGATCCGCTCCATGATTGTGCAGGAGAAGTAGCATCAACATAAGGAGTGATGGCAGGTTGATTATTGGTGTTGCCAAGCATTTTAAACTTGACCCAGTGATTATATTCACCAGCAATAGTGGTAAAGTTAGTTCCACCACCAAAACCAACAGCAATCTCAGAAGTGCCATCACCTACTTTTGTAATTGATTTGATAGGTCCAATATAATCTTCCTGAGTTGCATAGCGACCAGAGAAATCTTGTGCTAAAATTAATTCTTTAGATAGAATACCTTCAGTATCATACTCATTAATGGAAACACTACCAACACCTCTACGAAGATTGGTATCTCTAACTCTAATTGAACTTTGAGTAACTCTAGTAGATTTTCTTTCTACTGTAACATTTTTAGGTGCTAGTTCGATAAAAGAAATTTTATCCGACTTTGGTTGTTCAATTGGCATTGAACTTTCTTGTTCACTTTCAATGACAACTTCACCAAACATCAAGAAACCAGCTGGATGCGTAGTTTGCTTGATCAAGTCTCTCCACGTATTAATAGGAGTCTTGGATTGAATTACATAAGAATAATCTTGGTAGAAGAAAGAATCGGTAAGTCTTTGATTTCTATCACCAATTTTTCCCTTATCGGATGTAAACCTACCCATGTTATCTGAGAAAGATTTAATGGTAGGTTTAAATTGAGTTGACAAAACATCTACTACTTCAACAGATCTTGATGTTTGCATTACCGAAACTAGCGGTAAATTGAAATCTACATTACCTGTAATTTTTTCTAATCTTATAATGTTAGTACCAAGTCTCCATCCCTTATCAGAAATAATTGCACTGAATACTAAACGATTACCATCTCTCTGCTCAACTCTTTCTCCTTTGAAAAACTTAGATTGTCCTCTAATAATAAGAGCATAGTGTGATGTAAATTTAGGTAGAATAGTAGTATCATTATGGTATCCACCACCATTTTTAACAATACTCACATTCTTAGGTAATCCAATATTATTAGATCCAAAGTATGCTTCTACTCCGCCTTCGTAGATAGTAATTTCAGGAATGTAATTATATCCACTACCTTCATTAACAACATCTATTCTAACAATTCTGCCAGCATCTTGGAATACATTAAATACTGCTCCTGTACCATCACCTCTACTAACATATGCTTTAGGTGATACAAAATTCTTGCCACCTTGTAAAATTTCAACTCCAAGAATAGTTTTTGTAATAGAATCCCATTGAACTTTAAGGTTTGGTTGATTGTCAGAATCAACATTACATCCAGTAATTACTGGCAATCTTTTGTAATCTATACCTTTATTGTCAATAGTTGCAGATTTAATTTTACCAATAGCAAATGGGGAATCGGTGTTATACCTTAAAGATCCTTTGCCATTGTAATCAGGAGTCTCTGTATAAGCATATGCAAATTTAGTTTGACTAGAGAACAAGATTTGCTTAGAACCTGCAATTGGATCATCAATAACTCGTAGAGCTGCACCATCAGTATTAACATCACTATTTGATTTAATAAAGTAATAATACGTGTCAAAGTTTACTGGGAATCTCTGTTGAGTCTGACCTACAATATTTGGACCAAATCCGAGAGTAATTGAAACAAACGAACCAGCATTGCCAGGTTGAATGCCACTTACTATTTTTTCTTCTGTGAAGATAGTTCCTGTTCTGCTAGCAGAAAAATCTAGGAAGACACCTTGCATAGAAACATGACTAGTGTCAAACACATAATTGTAGTATTTTTGAATTCTAATATCAGTATTAACACCAAACGTAGCAAAATTAACATCTTTAGAAAATTCTAGTCTATTTTCCCCAGGAACAACAGAACTTAGAGCAATAGACTTCTTAGGAGAACTATTATCTTGGAATACGCTACTTAGAGTAACTTCTCTAGGAGAAGTAGAACTATAATCATATGCCAACACAATGTTCTGTGTTGTAGAGTCATATGAAATAATAGTTGGATCGTTAGGACCAATTCCTAGAGGTCTTGAATTCGCATCAAATCTATAGACACCTTTGTATAGAGATACAAGCGTTCCATCAAAGTGATCTACAATATTACTACCTTCAATACCCCTTTCAATTGTTACTTCTCTATTACTAGAGTCAATACTAACAACTTTGACAATTTCGCTATCAATTTTAAGAAGGTCATTCTCAGACAACTTATTGACTTGAACTAAACTCAATTTAGTATTAAGTTGTGCAAGACCAATATGATCTACATTGATTGCTAGTCTTTGAGAAGAAATAGCATTAGAAAGTCTACCAAGATCAGCATCTGCAACTGTTAGAATATCACCTTTGATATAATCACTTCCTTTATTAGTAATAGTAAAATCAGATACACTACCATACCCAGTGCCATTAAAGTCACTAACATTAATAGTTGCGATAGCATTCTTACTATCACCAGGAGAACCAATTCCATTCCTAACTCTGCTTTGGTCAAGGAAAATCAATTCTACATCTACATAATTTCCAGAAGTATAGGCAAGACCACCATTTAATAGATCTCCTCTACCTACACCAGTATCAGTCATCAAACTACCAAAACTAGGAGTCTTGAGTTTAATTTCCTGATAGAAACGTTTTCTTACATAATATTCAGTTGTAGTCTGACTTACATCTGGATCTACTTCAACATCGATATAACTATTAACTCCTACATTATGAGTTCCATCAGTTTCGACTAGAACTAGATCATCTCTAACTGCAAAAGCTTTAATTTCTTTACTTAGATTTGAATAAACTACAACTTCACCACCAACACTATCACCTAGAGTTGTGCTCTGCAAAAAGTGTGCTGTGGTTACACTATCAGGAACAACAAACTCACCTGATAAAACTTCTACTTTAACAGAATTTTGATTAGATACTGATTCTAAAACTCTACCAGTAGCAAGGGTTGAATCTGCACCATCAGTTAACAGAAGAGTTGATTCTGCAGTAAAAAATACATTTCTATCAATTAAGATACTAATAATTGTACTAGAAGAATTAAGATCCTTACCTTCAACAAAAGTTCCTGATACTTCTTCAAGGACAAATTCACTCCTATTAGATATGTCGGAAATTACCTTACCAGTAAATGCAGAATCTTCTTGTGTAACAATATCATTTTCAAACAGGTATGTTGGAGAAATTAATCGTACTAGCGCAACTGACTTAGTATTAGTTGTTTCTAAGGACTTACAATCCATAGAAAGAATATCTTTACCTACAACAGAAGAAACAAATGCAGACGCACCAGATCCATCTGTTCTTACATCACTAACTTGGAATTTACCGCCAACTTTAAATTGATCCGTAGAATTTAAAATACTTAAAGTTTCAACGTTTCCTGATAAAGTCTCAGCAATAGTTAGCATGGATTGGGAACCATTTCCGTCCATACCAGGAATTCTGTATCTTTCTGCTTTTGTCGGTAGATCGTCCTGAGTTAAATCTGCATTGTAGTTGGAATCAACAGGTAAAGAATAAAAATTGTTACCTAGAATGTATGGGAAAGTTGGGTTATCATCAGAATCAACACTAATAAAATATGCATAGGTGCCAGTAGGATATTCTGGAGTTACACAGAATCTACCATTGTTCTCATCTAGTTCAGTCTTACCGATAGATGTACTTGCTACCCATTCATAATCTTGGATAAATGTTCCGATAGGAAATTCATCTACCGATGGTCCATCAATTCTAGTTGCTTTAATTCTATATGCAGATCTGATCCTTCCTATTGTACTAGTAGAATCTAGTGGATTTTCAAATCCAAAAGGACCATAGATGGGATTACCATCATAAGCAAAACCTAAAATAGGTGAATGTCCAGTTCCATCATCAGATAACTCAGTTCTTAATTGAGTTGGGGATGCACAAACGCCATATCCAAATCCTCTAGTTGGATTATAGTGAGGAAATACGTAAGAATTATTATTGTCTAGATCTGGTTGTAATTTATTATATCTGTTTTTAGTCCAAGTGAACACATCACATGTTACCAGACCATCTCTACCAACTGGGAAAATTTCAACAATTACATTTCCTTTGCTGTAGAATTTACCCTGATCTACACTTTCAAAGGAAACAATTTTACCATCTACTAGAATTGCTTTATATTCTGCAAAACGACCCTTACCTAGTTTATCTGTAATTACAACCCTAGGAGGAGTTGAATAGTATTCTCCAGAATTAACAACATTAATACTTGTGATAGCACCGAAAGTTACAACAGCTGTTGCCTCTGCTCCTCTACCAGAAGTAATCGTAACTTCAGGAACACTAGTAAAAATATTATCAGTTTCTAGTTCAATACTACCAATTGTCTCTCCAGACAAAAATGTTCTTGCTAATCCTGGA